AGCCAAGAACACATTGCTTGAATTGGTATCACTCAAGAGAGGAGGCTTTGCGTAGTACAGCATCTGAGCCTGATAAGCCGCATCAGGGATAGGCGCAAACTGAATCTCTGAAGCCAGAACCGTGTAAGTACGTGGGATACCAGACTCAGTAGCCCGTGTGCTTTGATAGAAAGTATTAGGTGACTCATACGATACCGAGCTAATCGGATTCGTATTAAAGTGGATGTCCCGCATCTCAAGGAAGTCGGTAGGTAGTCCCACCGTGGAATCACCGCCCGTAGTCGAGGCAGTAGCCACCACCAGCATCTGACGGATTCTCAGGTCTCTACGCAACCGTTCCTCAGCTAGACGGATAAAGTCAGGGATTACTGAGGTCAGATCGCTACGAGCTAGGTAGCTGGCTATCGTAGTCTTTAGTTCACTATAGCTCGTCAATGCCATGACTATTTCCCGTTGTTATGCGCCTCAATAGCGCCTTCTTCTACATCTTCCCATCGATACTCGTAAGTACCAATGTGACCGATATGTTTGGAAAGGCTGTGATCTACATGAGTCTGGAACCCGGCATCCAAGGCTTTGATGCAGAAATGCACATCCTCGCCAATAATGCCCTTTGATCCCCAACCCACATCAAACCAAGGTTTAGGCACTTTCTCAAACACTTCCTTGCGAATCATCACCACACCAAAACCAACCGCTGTGACAGGCTCTATTCCTTCCTTGCCCATCGAATCAACCTTGTGCCAAGCGTGACGAATAATCTTGCCCTCGTCATCCTTCTCAATCTCAAGGTTCAAAGCAGTCGGCAGCGTAGGCTTACGTCTCGTTACCGCATTGACCCCAACTATCGGAACCTCACGGCTTAACAAAATGTCAATCGTGTCACTAGGAAACCGCATATCTGAGTCAATGAACAGAACCGCATCGCATCCCTCTTTGAGAGCAGCATCTACTAGCTTCTCCCTCTGATCGAATATCAGCGTCCCTGCCATCGTGTACAGCTTTAGGCCGTTACCATCTTGAGAACACCTATGCTTAGAATCTCTGCCGACCATCTTGGCAAAGTCAAATGCAAAAGAGGTGTGAACCTCGTCCCTTGCTGGTACGCATACGCCTACGTTCATTAGTTCCCCTTAGAGATAGTTCCGCGATAAGTCTTCCAAACAGCATTATCAGGATTATTAAGCCAACTGGCAAACGCTGCGTCATCCACAATGCTAAAGCCCTTCATGATGCCCATCTTGTTCAAGTCATCAATGACCGTGAACGGGATTCTGGCTACATGGTGCAGGTCTTTAAGATGCCCAGTTCTTTGCTTGTCGAACTCTAATTGAGCCTTGTTAGCCTCAATGATCTCCGTAACGTCTTGTTTAGTCTCAATGACAATACCACCGTCACCATCCGCGTGTACTGCCGTATCTCTAAAGTCCATAAATCCTCGTAGAAAAGCCCCCAATCCGAAGATCAGGGGCTAGTTCTTTACAGTGCCATATTCAGGTCAGCAACGATGCCATGAGCAGCCTCGTTCTTAACCTCAAGGGTGCACTCGACCAAGATTTGAGTCTTGTCAGCATCGCCAGCCTTAGCCAGTTCGTTTGTCTGGAACGGACGGAGGTAAGCGATAGCTGCGTACTCAGGATCAAGGATCAGAGCATCGCGGGTACGCATGAAGCGGTTAGGAACCACCGACATATTGCCGAAGTCACTGACGTAGATGTCAGCAGCACCGATAATCGTCGAAGGAGCAGCACCAGTCACGTTGAAACGAGTCTCAGCGATACCAGTGAACGAGCTAACCTTCTGCTTGCCAGTTGCGCCAGAATCTTAGGTGAGCCACCAGAGACGAACACCTCAGCCACGACTTCTTTCAGCAGGGCTTCAGTGAAGGTACGGGTGTTACCGTCAGTACGGGTAGACACGCCGATAGTCGTTGGGTCACCACCGTTGGTCTGAGCCGACGAGTTGGTTTTGATCCAAGACAGGAGCGAACCCATCTTACGAGCAGTAGAACCGTCACCAGCAGAGCGACCCTGATTTGACAGCAGAACAGTCTCTAGGTCTCGCTTAATTTCCTGAGATGCCTTAGCAAGTTGGTAAGATTTTTCAGATTTTCTGCCTGCCTTGTTCACTGTGTCCAGAGTGCCGGAGACTTTGATAGTCTTCTGCATGATTTGAGTATAATTTCCAAGACGAACAGTCGGAGACAGGGTAGCGTCCGAAGCGTCAGCACCTTCAACAGCAGCGTTAGCGGTAGTAGCGGCTGCAAGGGTGTCGGTCTGCCACTCGTGGTAAACAGCCGTAGCTTTGGTCTTGCCAATCGAGGACATGAAAGGAGTCTCGGTTGGGCTGATGTCATAGATAACATCGGTAAGGTCTTCGCGCTGACCAATCGCGCTGTGTGCGGTATAAGTTGCCATGATCTAATTTCCTATAAGAATCGTTCAAATACACTTGCGGCATCTGCCACCCGACCGGATGACTTCGCCCGCGCTTTAAGTTTCTTCAGTTCCTCGCTATTACTGTCTCGTGGCTTAGATACACCGGGCTTAATCGCCTTGGGAGCCTCTTGCACACGCTTGTTAACAGCAGGCTTACTCGACTGTAACTTGTCGTATTGCATAGCCTTGTACAGCGTCAGAACTGCTCTAGAATCGAACACATTGCCCAATTCCTCGTCAGAGAATCCCATCTGCTTACCGTAAGTGCGAATGTCCTTTCGGATTGCTTCGCCCTTAGACGGATCTGCAAACTCAGGTAGCACAGCAACTAGCTTCTCAGACTCAGCCGATACCATCTGGCGCATCTGTTGTTGCCTGTCGTATTCTTGCTGCTGAGATAACTGATCTCGTTGCGCCCGAACCTGTGCTAACTGCTTTTCCTTCTGAGACATCTCGGCTACCCTTACAGCGTAACCAATAGGATCAGTCTCCTTCAGGTAATCCAAATCCTCTGCCTGTTGCGGCTGGTTCAACATCTGCTCGATGATCCCCAACTGCTGCGCGTATTGATCGCGCAATGCCCTAGCTTCTTGAATCACATTGCGTTCGGCCTCAACCGCTTTGCGTTCTTCAGCTACAGACTGCGATTTCTTGGTGTAATCTGTGCCAAGTTGATAAGACTTAATGAGTTCATCTAAGGTTACCTCCCGGTCTTCGCCAGCGGCTTTGACACGGTATCTTTGAGGTTCTTCTGACTCATCCTCGCCATCTTCTTGTTCTACCTCCGACTCGTCTGAATATTCCTCAGACTCATCAGATTCGGCATCGCTATCGTTGGCCTCTAGTTGGGATTCCGGTTGTTCCTGTTCGGAGCCTTCTTCACCACCCATAAGACCCAAGATAGCGTCTGCTGCACCACCCACCGTTAACTCACCACTACCCTCAGGTGTCGTGTTTTGAGTATCGCTCATTTATGTTTCCTAAATTATATCGGGAACCGCCCGACACGGGTTACAAAATCTTCATCCTTTTCTCGTCAATCATCTTCTGAGCTGCGATACCTTCGAGATGGGATTCAATGGATTCTAAGACTCGGAGGCGCATATACGCTTGTTCCCTAATCTCAAGTTCCCCATAATTACTGTTTATAATTTTGTTAAGTTCTGTGCCTCTAAGGTCTTCCATCATCTCCTCAAACATTGGATCTCTGAGAAGATTAATTGCCCACTGCGGCTTATCCACCAGTCAGGCTCCCTAGTTCTTTAATTGCTTTTAAGACAATCTCAGCCTGTTTGTTACGGCTGTCCTCGTCTGCCAAGTCCATAGCCAGAATAGCTTGCAGTTGCTGTACTGCTAACTGAGCCTCCTTGATACGGATGTCAGCCTGATCCTTCTGGTTCTTCATCTGCATCTCAATGCCCTTGCGGGTGAACTCAGCCTCTAGCGTCTGACGTTCCAGATCCAACTTGGCAGCATCAATCTGCGACTTAGCCTGTGTCTTCTCACGCTCAACCTCCATCAGCATCTTGGCTACCTCTGCCTGTGCATCAGGTGTAGGTGGCTGTGGCTGCGACAGTTGCTGGTCTTGCTCAGGTGTAATCTCGTTCATAAAGGCATTGGCATCCTTAAAGCCAGCAGCCTCAATGAACCTAGCCAATGTGTTGCGGTACTGACCAACCGATACCAGAGGATTCGATGGCCCATACTGCTGAATGATCTGTTCCTGCTTGGCAAGAATCATCTGGAGCATCGTCAACTTCTGATCCCGGTCACCTGAACCCAGACCAACGTTAACCGACACATCGTACTCATTGTTCCATGTACGGGGATCAAACTGCACGTACTTGCCACGCATACGGACGATCTTAGGCTTGTCTTGATACTTGCCCAATAGATGCAGAACGCCCTTAAACAAGCTCTTAACGCCAGTCTCAGCAAAGATACGGGCAATCAGCTCCAGCTTGCCGGAGTTAGACTTCATCATCGCAGCAACAGCAGCAGCCGTTACATTTGACAGCACATCTGGGTCAAGACCTTGTTGCGCGTCATTAACGCCAGTGCGCTTTGCCTGTACCGCATCCATGTATTCCAGCATCGGCATAGCCTGACCGAATGTAGACTGAACCTGAAGCGGAACCAGAGCGTTAGGGTTCTTCATCCGCACAATACCGCCGGGAGTAGCGTTCAGCAGGTCATCTAGGTTCACCTGACCATCTACAGCACCAACCCGGTTGTTATTCGTCAGGTAGAGGTTATCCAGAGACTGACGAGTAATAGTGGACTTGATAAGCTGGATGTCCATAGTCCTATCTGCCAGAGACTGACCGAAGAACTTATGGGGAATAGGGATAGGACAAATGCTGTGGAATGGAACGTGGTCACATTCTTCATCTTCAAGGATCTCCGAGCCGCAGTAGACAATACGATGCAGTTCGGCAATACCGTCCTCATCCTCGTCAATCCGTATATAGCACTCATATACCTCAACCGTCTGCATGGCAGGGTCAAGGCTCTGTGCCTCGTCTGGCTGTTCACCTTGGTCAAAGCGAGCAATGCGCTCAGGGCTGAACGTCAGGTCATCATAAGAAGGTAGCTCATCTACGACATCTTTATCGTAGCCAAGCGCAATCAATTCTGACCGCTGCATTAGCTTTCGATGGGCTACAAAGGGAGCATCCTCAATGGTTCTAGCCGCCTTGGAGATCAGGAACTCCTCTGGTGGGACGTTCTCAATCTTTACACAGCCGTACTTCTTAACCCGCTTGACCTCGATCTCGTAGACAGGAGCCATAATCGGCTGGCCCATCATATCGACACCGGCCTCAATGAACTCGACTTCCTGCTCGACAACCTCTAAGGATTCATCCGATAGCAGCAGGGCTACCTCATCCTCAGTCAAGTTCTTGTATTCTTCTTTGGTAACGTCTTCCTTCTCATCCCAGTAGGACTTGACCACGCCTACCTTCTGGAGCAGGGCATCCTTGAACCAGTTATGCAGAATCAGCAGACCTTCGTTCTCACGGTAGAACACCCAGTTGCAGTAGTCTGTAGCCTGTTTGGCAGACTCCTCAGCATCAGCGCTCTTAGGCTCAAAGTAGACAATATCCTCAGTAGTCGTAAAGACTCGGATAAGTTGTGGCAGCGCACCATCAATGGCCTCAGCTACCTCGCCAGTAACGATCTGGCTACGGCCTTCTACCTCGTTCCCATAGGGATTTCGAAGATAGTAATCTAGCGCCTTTCGACGTTCTTCTGTAGTCTCGGTCTCGATGAAGCCGATTGAGTTATCAATCTCAGCTTCAAGGATACCCTTGATCATGCCTTCATCCATCTTCATAGCAAACCCTTACAGGAATTTTGCCTATTATACAACCCATTTAGCGTTAATAGGCAAGTCTGAAGACCACGAATCGTCGCTCTCGTCAAGCCCAATAGCAAGGTAACGGAAGGCATCCGCAAAGTGACTTGACCAATCATGTAGCGGCTTATCGTAGAACACCTGCTGCTTCTCGTTGTATTCCCTACGGTAGTTGCGTATAGCGTCTAGTCCCGGCTTAGTCTTATGGTCAAACCAGCAACGTGGGAGCAAGCGTCTAACAGCCTGAATACCGTCAGCTACAGACAGACGAGGCGCTACCGTTATGTCTAGCCCTGCCTCTTGCAAGACTTCCTTACGGCTGCGTCCTGTGCCTAGCTCCCTTACCTCCACATCGTGCGGCAGTATTTGTGCAAAGCCTTCGTACTTATTGTCCCTGAGCCACGATACATACCAGTCCAGACCGACTCCGTGGTTTTCGACGCAGTCGATAAGCCGCACTTCTTTGCCAGCAATTTGGCAAATCCAGAGGCAAGTAGAATCGCCCATACCAAGATCCCAAGCAACAAAAGACCGGCAAAGGTCATCCCGGTCAATAGTTGTGATCCTAGACTTGGCTTCGAGATCGTTAATAATCTGCCCATAATAACTACCCTCAACCGCTGCGTTAAAGGAACACTCAAACTCCTGCTGGTACTTGTCCTCGCCCATCTCCTTGCGAGCACCCCAGAGTTCTTTGTCGCTGAGGATACCTGTCTGGCTGGCCTTGAACTCAAGCAGCTTCCAGCCTTCCGCTGTCTGTGCGCGATCCCTAAAGTCAGCAAAATGGTTCCGACCCTTAGGCGTACCAATAAAGAGACACCACGTAGGAGCATCGTCTGAGTTCCTATCTGCTAACGCTGGCCTGATGACCTCGTTCCAGATTTTGGGATTCTGGTCTCCAATCTCGTCCAGCACCACTCCGTCAAAGTACTGGCCCCTGAGCGAATCGGCATTGTCAGAACCGTAAAGACTAATTCTACGCCCCCAAAAGTCCACGCGAAGCTCAGAAATATTAGCCGTAGCACCCAGTGGACGAGTAAATTCAAGCAGGTAATCCCAAGCCACACGCTTAGACTGAGCATAAGTAGGAGCAATATAGGCAAATCTCGGATTAGGTTTCTTGCACTCAATGGCAGCCTTTATTAGATGGTTAATAGCGGCAACACTTTTTCCCATTCTTCGATGGGCAACAACCACAGTAAACCTATGGTTATCCACAGCCTCATGAACTTGTAATTGCTGAGATCGCGGAGAATACGGGATTACAATTTCGCCCAATTTTTACCTTCCCATATGCGGTAAATAGCAGACTTACTCACCCCATATTTCTGAGCCAATACAGTGCCAGTACCTTTCTTGCCGCCCTTGTGTGCGCGAATATCCAATACCGCTTCGCTATTTAACTTACGCCATTTTGCGTTTTCACAAGAATTGTCTGGTTGAAAGTGCCTACCCATACGAACCATATCCGCAGAGTTTTCCTTATGCGTACCAGGCTCAAGATGCCAAGGGTTTACGCAATTAGGGTTGCCGCACTTATGCAGCATTATCTTCTTTTCTGGAATATCGCCACGGTATAAACGATAGGCAGCTCGATGAGCTTTCTCATTGCCCTGACCTCTGCGGCCCCTACCTATCAAGCCATATCCATGCTCGTTAGTAGCGCCCATCCAGACCCAGCAGCCCATAAATGGAATGCGCTCGACTTTTGCCTCAAACCTGTCGGCTAATGGCTGCCTTACTTCTGCCATGTGACCACATGCTCTTGCGGCCCACCATCAAGGCCAGTAACCTCAGTTCTAGCCAGCTTAGGTATATGGTATTCGCTCATCTTGAGCATAATATCAAGTGCCTTATGAGGATCTGCCTTGATT